GATGAGAACATCCAGGCTATCCGCAGTATGATTGAGAACCTTGTCAGAAACCAGACAAGTAACTAAGTGGTATGTGTTCTTGTCTTTGTAACCTACGGCCACCTGTTCATTAACGGAGGAGGGAGTTGGTTCTACAAAGCTTGTTACTATGATTGTGGTACACGGTACTATAGTTGGTACGATAGAATATACCGAGTAGATCCCGACTATACATGCCCAAAGAGTTACCATGATTGATCCACTGACAGCCTTATCAATAGCCAGCACTGCGGTATCACAGATTAGACAACTGCTGTCTGCTGGCCAGGATGCCTCTGCTGCTATGAGTAAGTTTGCTGGTGCTGTGAGTGACATCAACTACGCTGCAGAGAAGGCCAAGAACCCTAGCGTATGGAAGTCTCTCACTGGCAGTCCTGAGGCTGAGGCCATAGAGATCTTCACTGCACAGAAGAGAGTGCAGGAGATGAGGCAGCAGGTTGAGACGATGATTGGGTATGTCTATGGTGAGAAGGGTCTCACTGAGTACAAGGAGATCCTGCGTTCTGTCAAGAAGCAGAGACAGGACAGTGTCTACAGAAGACAGGAAATCAAAGAGACCCTCCTAATGTGGGCTGTGGGGATTCTTGCTTTTGGGTTTGGTGGTGCTGGACTGGCAGTCCTAATCTACTACCTTGGTCAACAACAGGGGAAGTGGTAGGATGAAGATAACTCCGCAGTGGGTAGACCAGTGGCGCATCTGGCCCCGCATGATTATCACCCTGTATGGTATTGCGTTCTACGAGACAACGACATGGTTCATGTCACTCCCTGATCCAACCAATGCTCAAGCAGGCTTTGTGTCTGTGGTTGTCGGTGCAGGTGCAGGCTTTTTTGGGATCTACGTGAATGGCAAGACGACTCCTCATACTCCTAGCGATGATAGCTGGATGCAGTCCAGTGGGTCTACCACTGGGCGGGGGAACCAACGTAGCAGCGAACACTCAGATTGGGAGGGAGAACACCCAGACCGTAGGGCAGGATAAGAGGTTCCAGCCAGAGGTTCGCACTGAGTCTTCTATTGAAACAGTTGAACAGTCCAGCAACGAGATTAGGACTGGTGCTGTAGAAAACATCCAAGTAACCAACATCCCACCCTGGGTTATCCTTCTTCTGATTATTGGGTGGCTGCTTCCTAGCCCTGGTGAGATGGGCAGAAGCATAGCAACCCTCTTCAGGAGAAGAACATGATCCTTGGAATCCTACTGATCTGCATGAGTCCCGTTGACGCTGGTAGTTGTATTCCCGTTCCCAACCCTCAGAAGCTTTATGCGACTACGGAAGAGTGTGAATTGGAAGCTAATGCTGTAGCACAGGCTGCATCCGCCCAGTACTTCGTTAAGGCATACTGCTTTGAAACTGACTTCTTTGAGTTGTTGTGATGGCAAAAGATCCTAGACTAGAACGAGCAGGTGTTGCAGGCTTCAACAAGCCGAAGAGAACTCCTGGCCACCCTAAGAAGTCACACATTGTTGTGGCTAAGGAGGGTGACAAGATCAAGACGATCCGCTTTGGTGAGCAGGGTGCCAAGACTGCTGGAAGCCCTAAGGCTGGCGAAGGCGACACAATGAAAAAGAAGAGGGCCAGCTTCAAGGCTCGTCACGCAAAGAATATCTCTAAGGGCAAGATGTCCGCAGCCTACTGGGCTGACAAAGTGAAATGGTGAACAACATGATGTCAATCGGACTGATGGTGGGTGAAGCCCCTGAAGTAGACCCTAAGAATAAGACACGGGCTGAAACCTACTGGATGTATGGTGAGTCTGTTGAGGAACTAGCCAAGGCTTGGAACACCACCGTTGACAAGGAAGCGATGGAGTATGCTGAGTTGAAGAAGTGTGCTAACTGCGACTACTTCAACAACAACAAGAAAGTTCTTAAGGCTCTTGACGTAGATGCTACGATGGGTGCCTGCATGAAGTTCAAGTTTGTCTGTGCTGCTGAAGCCTCCTGTCAGGCTTGGGAGTGTAAAGCTGAACAGTGGGATGATGACTAATGCCTATGAGTAAGGCTGGTCGAAAGATCAAGGCTAAACTAGAAGAACAGTACGGCAGCGAGAAGGGCGAAGGAATCTTCTACGCTATGGAAAACAAAGGGGAGATTCCAGGAATGAACAAGATGAAGGGTTACGCCGAGGGTGGCATGGTTAAGGCCACTGGCAAGCTGAACACTGGCATCAAGAAGTGTGGTGAATAACATGGCAAGAACACCTACATTCAGATCTTTGCGGGAAGCTGCAGAAGCAGGTTATCACGGTAAAGATGTAAACATCGAAGGTAAAGGTCTGCAGAAGGTAGCCTTTGCTGATGAAGNATATGACAGGCGTATGGCTGAACGTAGTGCCAGAGCAAGCGGTGGTGGTCGTTCCGTAGAGGAAATTGCACGCAGTGCTTCTGCAGCTATTGACCGTGCAGAGGGTAAGCCTGCCACTCGTCCCCAACGGAACCCTCGTCGTACTCCCTCCACTGAGACTGCTACCAGTGTTGAGCCTCGTACTCGTATGACCCCTGAGCCTATTAATCGCAGAGATTCTCAGGATGCTTCTCCGACTACACGGCTCGGCAGATCTCCTGTTCGTCGTGATACTCGGGATGCGTCTCCGACTAGGTCTGCAGTGGGTGAAGTACCCGCATCTATTCAGCGTCTTCTTGATCAAATCCCTGGTGGTGCTGCCCGTGCTCGGGCTGACAGGATTGCAGACCAGGTTGCGGCTGGGCGTATGCCTCTGCGTGACGCTATTAACAAAATCAACGAGCTTTTTTCTGACATAACAAGCCCTATGGCTGGAAGAAATGAAGAGATGAGACAGCGTCGTGCTGCTGCTGGCATGGCTCGTGGTGGTATGGTCAAGAAGGGCAACACTGACCGTCGTGGCAAGGGTATGTTCTACGACTCCAAGTCTCCCAGAGGTTACAAGTGAGCATTCTTAGTCAGGGTAAGCCTGCACGTATGCGTACTGCGTATGGCAACAATCTAACAGATACTGTAGAAATTGTTTACACCTGCCCAGCTAATTGTTCGGCAGAGCTTACTTTTGTTCACGTTATCAATGCTGGCAATAGCACAAACTCTGTTACAGTAAACATCTACGTTGCTGCACAAAACTACACGTCTAACTTCCTAGCTGGTAAAAGTATTGGTTCTTCAGACTACATTACCTTCATTGATATTGACATTATACTGCAACCTGGTGATGAAGTTAGAGTTAAACCCAACTCTGCTGGGCATATTGACAGTATCCTGACTGTTACTGAAACCTTCATCCCTGTGGGGTAATATCAGGGTTGCAATATTGTCTCTAGTGTAGTACAGTCATTATGGTATAACTACTCCGTCTCAACACAGGAGTAGACCAATGCTTAAGAAGATTCTTACTTTTATCAACGACTACCACGACAAGAGAGTCGCCTACATCCAACTCAACTACCTGACTGACAAGCAGCTACAGGACTTGGGTCTAAAAAGATCAGAGATTGTGGATACAGTTTATGGCCGAAAAAAAGTCTAAGGTAAACGAAGCTGGCAACTACACCAAGCCTGCCCTCCGTAAGCGCCTCTTTGAGAAGATCAAGGCAGGCACTAAGGGGGGTAAGGCTGGGCAGTGGTCTGCACGTAAGGCACAGCTTCTGGCCAGCGAGTATAAAAAAGCAGGTGGGGGCTACCGTGACTAAAAAACTTACCGCAGCACAGAAGTATGCCCAGCTTAAGGCTCAGACCGAAGCCGCTGGCATGAAGGTCGAAGAAGTCGATGGCAAGATTGTCGTTAAGCGTAAGCCTAAAAAATGACTAAGAAAGCCCCACAGAAAAGCCTAGACAAGTGGACCAAACAGAAGTGGCGCACTAAGTCTGGTAAACCATCCACTCAGGGGCCAAAGGCTACAGGTGAACGGTACTTGCCTGAGAAAGCAATCAAGGCACTTTCTGCGGGGGAGTATGCCACAACCTCCGCAAAGAAACGTAAAGACACCAAGGCTGGCAAGCAGTTCTCTAGTCAGCCTAAGACTGTAGCTAAGAAAACCAGCAGACACAGGAAGTCCTAATGGCACGTAACCTAACAGAGATGCAACAGAAGTTCCTCGATGCCCTCTTTGAAGAGGCAGAGGGTAACTTCGTGAAGGCAAAGAAGCTGGCAGGCTACAGTGACAATGTGGCTACGTCTGTTATTGTTGAAGCCCTTGAGGATGA